CTTGACCAGCCTTCTCGGTTGGGAATCGTAATATCCTCGGGGTCGAGCACTGAAGCTCGGCTGGCTCGTTGCCAGTCCCCCTTGGAGAAAGGATTTCCAATTGGTCTAGAGAGGCGTAGCGCTCAACAGCATGGGACATTTCGAGGAGATATCCCCGTATGTCTAAGTGCCATGTTCGGGAGCTACAGCAGGTGTACAGAGCGCTCTTTGCAGATGCTCTGTGCGCCTACCCGACGCTGGGGGCGGAGTTCGAGAAAGATCTCGCCCGTCTCCAAAATCTCGTGGAGCGAAGAGGTATACGAGTTTATCTCGCGGACCTCCCAGCTGTAGGTAAACACTTCGATAAGTGTCTATCTTGCGGCCAGTACATACTATCAGGATTACCTCTGACGAAGAGGTTTTCTGGTAGGGTAGTGATTCCGAAGTTTCTTCGGGGACTCTACCTACTGGTTTTTCACGAGAACGGTCGTCTGAGGGAAGATTGCGACGTCGAAGCCGTTTTCTTCATAAGGCAGCTATGTTATGCTGCCAAGAAGATGCGATTCGACTGCAGTCAAGAAAAGGTTGAGGAATCCGTCCTCGACTTTTTCGAGACCGATGCTGAGCTACCAGAGCCGGAAGGCTATTGGAACGCTCAGAGCGATCATGACCTCACCTCTCACAAGATCTACGGAGGTTTCCGTAAATCGAGTTTGATTAGAGATCGTGTTCTGCTCTTGGAAGATCCTCGTCGGATCGACCAGGCAACGCTCTTCCTGGGGGCCTTAGACAAGGTGTCTAATGTCCTCTCCACCACCTTAGGGTCTTACGACCCAAAAGATTGGAGGTTCAGACATGGCCCGGGCGCCATCTCAGAGAGCACCGGTCCTTCCAACAAGTATGATTGGAAGAATTGGTCAGATTCTCTGGAAATCGAGTACCCTATTGCTGACTATGGTTACCATAGTTATAGCAGTTGGGCAGATAGTTGCGATCAATCATCTGGGGTCGACTCTAAAGAGCCTGCCTCAAGATTGGTTGCAGTCCCTAAATCTTTCGGAGGGCCGCGGCTTATTGCCGCTGAACCTTCTGAACATCAGTGGTGCCAACAAAACATATGGCACTACTTGTGCAGTCGAACCAGCTCCACAGGAATCAGACTATTTGTCCGATTTACGGACCAGTCCAGAAACCAGGAGCTCTGTTCGAAGGGGTCTAGGGAGGGCACTCTCGCGACGGTAGACTTATCATCTGCCAGCGATCGTGTCACCTGTCACGTCGTAGGTCAGTTCTTCAGGAGTAATCCTGGATTACTGAGAGCCCTACGCTCGTCTCGAA